ACCTTGGTATTCCCACTCTGGAAGATCATCAGCATACCATTTTTCATACTTCGCTGTCATTGATTTAGATGTTTTAGAGTTTTTATAATCTGAGTATCTCTTACATAGATTATAAGGAGGAGAGGTTACAGTTACTTCTACTTCGTTTCTATCAATAAGAGGAACCATCTTTTTAACCATTGTGGTCGGGTCATCCTTATCTTCCACTTCTATTTCTTTTACCTTTTGGTCAGATAAAATCTCCAAGCAATCACCCAGATACATTGTACCATATTCAAATTCTCTAATCTTAGTCATTATTAGCTCCCTTGTACATTTTTGAATGTGATTTCTTATAAGCCCTAAAAGCAGTTCCACGATTTTTTCCTGTTTTTGCTCTGAACTCAACGACTATGTCGCCATTTTCAATCATTCTCCAAACAGACTCTTTTACTATTCCACTATGCGATGTCACTGAAGATACTACTGATCCGTCGTGTTCAAAAAGAACAACCTTATTAAGCTTCTTACTGAATCTTTTCCATAGTTTTTCTAACTGCCAGTGTCCTACAAGTTCATCATTGATACCATATATACAAAGCCTTTCTTCGTCCCTCTCAAGAGAGAGATATAAGTCTTTATTGTTTGGCTTACCAGATCTGAATGTGGTGTTACACTTTTTGAAATCACCATCAGTAAATGTTGCATATGCATCAATGATATCAGTCATCCTATTGTAGCCACGATCTTTGTTTCTTATAGGTTCACAAGAAAATAGTGTAGTTCGGCATGTACTTTTGGTATTAACACTTTTGATTTCACCATCAACGCAATCAGCACCAGTATTGTTGTTCTCTTCAATACCAAGCATGTTTTCAATAATACGACCATTTTCGCCATCGTCTTTTGGTCTATGTTCGGTATCTGTTGAATCTAGTCGCCTTCCGACTAATTTGTTCATTTTGTTATCCATAATTTCCTCCTTGGAATGTTAAAATAAAACCAATATTTTATCAGTATCAACATTTATATTATAACATGTTGTGATCTTTTGTCAAGAAAAAAAAACCCCCAACCTTGCGGTTGAGGGCGGAGAAACTAAAATGAATAACACATTTAGCTTTTTTCTTCGTCGAGCTTGATGCCTCTGACAATTGCTTCGTCCATAATGTCAAACACTGTTGCTCTAAAATCGTCTTTTTTCAACATCTCAATCCACTTGGTGGCTTGAAATTTAACATCCTTGCCTTTAAGTGTGGTGATGGTATACCAAGCACCTGATTGTTTTAGACGATCTGTTCCGGAAAGTTTGATGGCTGTGAACCAAGATTCTTCATCTTGAATACCAACACCCTCGCCCCACATAATCTTAAAGGTACAATTTGCCTTTAATGACCCGAAGCGGGATTTTTGGATTGTCGCTTTAACCTCTGAGCCGATTACTCTTCCAACATCATCATAAATGTATGATGCCTTAGACTTACGTCCCGTTAGCCATACCCTTAATGAAGAGAAGTATTCAATCGCCTTACCGCCGGGAGCAATAAAAGGCGTCGTCATAAGCTCAGCGATGTTTGTCGTAATGTTGGTCTTCAATTGATTGATTAAAAGCAATGTGCACTGATTATTCGCTAATGGAATAGTGAGCTTCGGAAATGCTTTTGCGAAGATCCTTGGCTTTACAGCCATCGTACTTTGTGGATTGAAGTCCGATTCAATTTCCTTCTCGGAAGATGTCGCAGCAATTGAGTCCCAGATGAATAAGAACCTTTGTTCTGGATATGTGTCCATCAACATTTCAATAGATTCAAGTACTTTCTCTACAGAGATTGCCTGAAAATAAAGAAAGTTCTCTTCTATGTTTACCGATGCCTGTGTTAAAAAGTCAGGATCAACGGCGGACTCTGCATCAAAATAGACTACGAAGATGTCCTTATCTTGTGCTCTTCCTGCTATCTGAGCTGCCATGTAAGACTTTCCTGTTCCGGAAAGCCCAGCAATCTCAGTTATTTTTCCAATTGGAATTCCGGCTTTACCCTTGATTGAGATAATAGAGTCAAGCCAGCGGGATCCGGTGGGGATCCAATCAACGACAGACGATGGATCGTTGCCGTTTCCAAGAGAGTGGGCGACTTCAAGTCCCGCTTTCTTGTTAAGTTTCTTTTTCATTTCGTTAATATTAATTTTACCTGGTTTCATGTGAATCACTTCTCCCATTTGATCTCCTTCTATTTAGTCTTTTGATTCTTCTTTGTGTATCTCTTTTCTCTCGTTCGGTACCAACATACACCAATCTGGTTCCGAATAATCTGTCAAATCTATCTGTTGTTACACCCCAGTTCATCTCTTGTGTTGTTGCCATGTGATGAGCATAGTGCCATGGATAATTTTCTTTGCACCACTCCGGCTCTAAATGTGCTCTCCGATGTACATAATAGTATCGGAGAGCACCGGCAGTGATTCCGCCGTATAGAGCCAAGGAGAAAAACATGACTGGTAAGTGTAAAATAACTAATAATAAAATGGATAGGGTTTCTTTTAGTGACGGATCATCATAAAACAAATTGCTCCTTGATGTCCGATGGTGTTCGTAAAAATGAAAAGAAAAAAACTTATTCTTCTTATCTTTACCTAGTCCGTGTAAAAGATGTTTGTGAATTAGCCACTCAAGCAGCTGTACATAAACAAACCCTAAATAAAACAAACCACAAACTAGCAGAACACCCATTTTAAAAACCCCTTTTAAGTAAATATGGGGTTTTTAGTCGTTATTCCTCAACTTCTTCAGATTCTGCTGAAGTATCTTCGGCTTCCTCTTCTTGTGCTGAGTCTACGACTTCGGCAGCGGGTTCTTCCGCTTCCTTTTCTTCGTCGCTACATGCAAACATTAATGCTGAAAAAATAATCATTACGTCTCCTTTGTTAGATTATAATGCCCCCCTACAAAGCCGGAGGACGTGGCTTGGATCTCTATGATTCCAAAAGATGGTCAACTGCCGCTTCAACTGAGTTGCGATTGCCGTATTTTTCTGTTTCTGTACTTCTACCTTCGGAGGAGGAATCTGTAGAAAGAAAATCATCTAAAATCGCCTGAACTTCGTCGGAGGTCTTGCGTTCGAAAATCTTAGAGATTTCTGGTACAGAATCTAGAAGAGATTGACAATCGGCAACTTCGTCATCACAAAGTGGAGACGGGCGCCGACGCGGTTTCAATTGAGTTTTTGGAAAGGATCCGGGAGTGCCAGGAACATTGTAGTTGAGTACAATATCTGTTCCACTGTTGGGATCAGTAATATCACCATAATCAGGGTCAAGAACAAGTCCGAGAAGGTTTTCGTAAGCAGTCTTACCATAAGCCCAAATACGAACTCCCCTATCTTCTTCGCCTCGTACCAAAATTGGAGAGAAGTACCGCTTACGAACAAAAAGCTTCTTTGCTTCTCGTTTTAAATCGTCTTCGTTCTTCTCAACACCTTCCTTCCATAAAGTGGAAGCAAAGTTACAAATAGGACAATCTTCGCCATGATTCTTCTTAGGACAGAGGATTCCGGGATTCTTTCCCACATTGTAATGAAAGTGAAACTCTTTGAAGGGATCTCCATCCGCTGTCGGAACGATACGAATAGTCTGATCTCCTTGTTGAGGTTTCCATTTGGTGTTATCACCTTTCTTTGCACCGTGCTTTGATGCTTCGAGCTTAGCTCGCATTGCTTCAATATTAATAGCCATAATTATATTCTCCTTATTAATTTTTTTGACTTAAATGTCTAAGGTCCCAACACTCGTGTTGAGCCAAAGGTTGATGATGTTTTTTAAATTCTAAAAAAGTACATGAAAAAAGAAGCAAGTTTTTTACGGGAAGGTTATCTTGCGAACACCACGATGAGATTTGTATTGTAATCTATAATTTTGTTTTAATTTGTTATGTTTATGTAGTTAGTAACCTAGCTAAAGGAATAAGTTCCTTGGCGTGAAGTTACAGTTCCTTGAACGGTAGCATTGTTAAAGGTACGAAAATTGTTTAGATCAACATCCCAAACAGTTTCAAAGCCTTTTTGGTTACTATATCGTGCAACTCGTGCCCCGACAATTGAACTTGGAAGATCGCTAAAGCGAATAAAGTTCATAGTTCGTACTTCTCCCTTAAGAGTGGTGAATGCACCGGTGTAGATTGTGTATGTATTAGTCATTAAGACCTCCTATTTTGTTATACATAGTGGGATGTTTTTTGTGTTGTCCTCCCGTTCAACATATATATTATAACATATTCTCAAGTGTTTGTCAAATTATTTTTTAAGTTTTTTTTCAAGTGAGTTGTTGTTAATTTCTATTTTCTTTCTCTCTATACAATATAACATGTTGTGAAACTTTGTCAAGTATTTTTTTATCATTTTTCCTCCGATTGAATATAGTGTGTATACTTTATAGAATAGAAATAGGAATAGTCAGTGGTATTCTGCCAAATTCCAAAAGAACTGTTTCGTCCTTTCTCTCTTTCTAATATAACACGTTGTTTAATTCTTGGCAAGAGATTTTTTTCATTTTCTATTATCTCTTGGCTTATACTATAATAATAACTTGATTCTGTTATGTTGTCAAGTGGAAAATAAAAACTTTCTTGAGAATCATCAATCTTTCCAATAGAAACCGTCCTGATAGTTGAGTTTACTTTTGGTTCAAAAAGACCTCCAATAACAGTGGGTGTTTTTTCAAACCAATCATTAGTAACAATAAAGTTAGCAATACCATTGTTTATATTTGTATACAGGTCTCCAATAGACCCTTGACCCACAAAAGACTCCATATGACGATTTGAAAACAAATATACGGAATCAATCAACCCTGATCTCGCGTATTCTTGCAATACATTCCAAACAACTCTATTTTGCTTAGTCTGGGTCTTTGACAGAAGAAATGGATCGGGTGATATAAGGGCAACTCTGACATTTCTGTCCTTACTTTGCTCTAGAATGGACAATGTAGAAGCAGAAACCATTCCAACGCCCA